CCATGAAACGCCTGCGCGTTTTACATCTGGCGGACACCCACTTATACCTGTCCGGGCCTCGGGCCGAAGAGTGTAGGAGGGTTATCGACTGGATAGCCCTCCATGCCGCTGAGACGCATCCGGACGCGATCGTCATCGCAGGCGACGCCTCCGAGCGGAGGATGTCCCCGCAGGAACAGATTTATCTCGCGGAGTTCCTTCATGCCCTTTCCGACGTCGCTCCGGTTTATCTCATCAACGGGAATCACGACGACCGCGACGATCTCCGGCTGTTCCGCAAGGAGTACGGCTGGACGATGCCCGTGGAAGTCATCCTCGAGCCCAAGGTCACGGGCCCCGCCGGCATGCATCTGGCTTTCCTGCCCTGGCCGAACCTGGGGCACCTGGCGAAGTCGATCGCCACGGACTCTATCGCGCTCCGGCGCGAGGCTGCGAAGGCCGCCCTCCTCGACGTCATCCGAGGATTCAAGCTGCAGCTCCCCGAGGGCACCCCGTCGCTCATCGTCGCCCACCTGTCCGTGACCGGGGCCTCGATGGATTCTGGGCAGCCCGTCAGCGGGGGAGAGGAGATCGCCCTCATGTCCGACGAGCTGCTCGAGAGCGGCGCCGCCGGCGTCGCCCTGGGACATATTCATCTCCGCCAGCAAATGGTTTCCGGAGACGGCCGGCCCGTGTGGTACGCCGGAGCTCCGTTCCGGGGCTCGTTCGGCGAAGCCAAGGGGACCAAGGGCGGGCTGATTTGGGAGTGGAACGGAAAGGGATGGAAGGTCATGCCCTGGGAGGTTCCGGCCAGGTCCATGGTTTTGATCGAGCGGACCTGGCTCCCGGCCGAGGAAGGCGCGCTCGAGGCCGCTCCCGAGCCGCTCGCGGATCCCGAAACCGTCAAGGACGCCGATGTGCGCGTCCGGATCACGTTCCCAGCCGACGCCCGCGCGGCCATGCGGACCGCGATGGAGCCGGCGATCGAAGCGCTCCGGGCTTCCGCGCACTCTGTCATCGTCGAAGAAAGAACGATCGTCATTTCCCGGACGCGCTGTGTCGAGATCACCGCGGCCCGGACCACGATCGAAAAGCTCCAGACCTGGGCCCAGGCCGTCGGCGCCGAGATCCCGGAAGGGATCGAATCGAAACTCCAGATCTTGGAGTCGGGGGTGATGTCATGAGGATCGACAAGATTTCTCTCTCAGGATTCACGACCTATGGCCAAGCCGCGACGCTTGACCTGGCCGCGCTCGGCCCGGGCATCATCGCGATCGCCGGCCCGAACGGCAGCGGGAAGACGACGCTCCTCGAGGCCGTCCCCGGAGCGGTCTATCGGCAAACCCCGAGCCGCGGCTCGATCGCGGCGCTCGCGACGTCGAGGGACGCCAGTATAGAGCTCTGCGGGGAGAACGGCGCCCCGTTCCAGATTCGTCTTTCTGCCGACGCCCACAACGGCAAGCAAGAAGCGATCATCCTCGACGGCGCCGGCGAGCCCAAGGCCGGGCCCAAAGTGCGCGACTTCGACGCATACGTCGCGGCGCATTTTCCACCCCTCGATGTTTACCTCGCCTCGTTCTTCGCCTCGCAGACAGGCGCCGGCTCCATCTTCAAGATGGACCGAAGCGCCCGCCGGGCCCTGTTCGGCCGGCTGCTCGGGATCGAGCGGCTCGAGCTCATGGCCACGGCGGCCCGCGAAAACGCCCGGGCCAAGGAGACGGAGCTCGCGGCTTCGAAGGCGGCGCTTGAAGCGCTGCGGGGCCAGGCCGAAGACGTCGCCGCGCTCGAACGGCAGCTCGAGTACGCGCGCGCGAACGCCGAGACCGCGAAGTCCCTCCAGGAAGAGACTCAGGCGAAGCTCGACGAGGTTCGCAAGGTCCTCGAGGAGCGGCAGAGCGCCGTGGCTGAAGCCGAGAAAGGCCGGGCCAGATACGCCGATGCGAACCGTCGAGTAAACCTCGCCGCTGGCGAAATCACCCGCCTGGACTCTAGGCTAACGGCCTTGGAAACCCTCCTGGCCAAGGCCGATGAGATCCGGGGCATCGCGGCCAGGATCCAAGGGCTCACAGCCGAGCTCGAAAAGAACCGAGCTGCCGGCGAGCTCGCGGCGGCCGAGGACCGGCGCCTCCAGGACACGGCATCCGAGACCGAACGCCGGCTCGTTGAGACCAACCTGGCGTCACGCAAGGCCCGCCAGGATATCGACGAAGCCGAGCGGAAGCACAAGGAGGCCGCGGCTGCGATCGCCCACGCCGAGACCTGCACGGGTTCCGTACCGTGCGCGGGGACCCTGGACGACGCCGCCCGCGGCCGTTGCCCGGCACTGTCCGGGCATTTCAAGAACCGCGACCAGGCCGAGCTGGTCATCAAGTGGTACACCGAGCAGATCGCCGGCCTCACCGACAAGCGCACCGTCGCGCGGCGAGCGGAGGCCGACGCCGAAGCCGCGGCACAGGATTCGAAGCTTGCGGCAATAAATTCCCGAGCCGCGATCGACAAGCTCCGTTCCGAATATCGCCGACTCTCCGACGAGCTCGCGAAACTCAAGGCGATGGACCGGACGGCCGAGCTCGACAAAGCCGAGGCCGAAGCCGCGGCGCTGCGGGATTCCCTCGTCACCGCTGGCAAAAACCTGGACGCAGCCAAGACCGAGGCCTCCAAGATCCAGGCTGAGATCCCCGTGGTTGATCACTTGGGCATCCAAACGGCCGAGAAGGAGATCCGGGACCTCACCGCATCGATCGGCACGCTGCGGATAGGCCATGAGAACGATACCGCAGAAGCGGTCAGGATCGAGACACGCTTGAAAACGGCCGCCCAGGTCAAAGCTCGGACCGAGGAGCTGCTCGTCAAGATTTCGCCGGCCGAGCGCGAGATCTCGGATTGGAAATTCCTGGCTCGCGGGCTCGGCCGCGAGGGCGTCCAGGCTCTTGAGCTCGATGCTGCCGGGCCCCGCGTGAGCGACCTGGCCAATGAGCTGCTCACGGACGCTTACGGCCCACGATTCCAGGTCCGGTTCGAGACCCAGGCCGCAAAGGCCGACGGCAAAGGCGTCAAAGAGACATTCGATATCATCGTTGTCGACAACGAGCGAGGCCGGGAGGGGAACGGCGAGGATCTGAGCGGAGGGGAGAAGGTCATCGTCGGCGAGGCGCTGGGCCTGGCCGTCGGCCTCTTCCACGCCCAGGCCGCCGGCGCGACGCTCGGGACGGTGATCCGGGACGAGACAGTCGGCGCCTTGGATCCGGACAACGCTCAGCGCTACCTTGCGATGCTCCGGGCTTTCGTGCGGGTCGGGCGAGTCGACCAACTCCTCTTTGTCGCGCACCAGCCGGCGCTGATCGATCTCGCCGACGCGGTCGTCAGGGTCGATAACGGGAGAATCGAAATCGCATGATCCCCAAATCAGCCGGCCGAAAAAAGCGCCTTCCCTGGGCGTCGGGATATTCCCCATATCCCCGGCCGGCTTTTCTTCAAGCAGTCAACAAGCGCCGGGAGTCCGTGCCGATGAGTTGCGGCGGATGGGTCTTGCCCGGCCCATCCCTCCCGGCCTTTTCCCCAATGAAAGGCAAGTGAAACCATGCCGAGATCTAGGATGATAAAGCCCGAGTTTTGGGACGACGAGAAGCTCGCGAGTGTCTCGCGAGACGCTCGGCTGACATTCGCTGGGCTCTGGACATACTCGGACGACTATGGGGTTGTCAAAGGAAACCGCATTTGGCTGAAAAGTAAGATCTTCCCCTATGACGAAGACATAACAATCGAGACGTTTTCCGCATGGATTGATTCATTGGAGGGGAAAGGATTTGTAATCCCATTTGAAGCCGACAGAGAAAAATACTTCTACATCAAGAATTTTCAGAAACATCAAACTGTTGATCATCCATCAAAGCAGAGGAACCCAGCCCCACCTAAAGACATACTCTCGCGAACCATTCGCGAGTCCTCGCGAAAGAATCGCGTTGAAACTGAAACTGAAACAGAAACAGAAACTGAAACTATAAAGGCCGAATTCGCTCAATTTTGGGAAGCATACCCCGAAAAGAAAAAGAAACAAGATGCCCTAAAAGCTTTTGAAATACTCCGTCGTACCGAATCGCTAGAGAAAATCAGGCAAGCTCACAACGGCTATATGGATTTTCTCAAGCATCAGCGGGTAAAGGAGAACTTCGAACAGCGGCCGATGTATGCCGCGACGTTTTTACGCAACGGCAGATGGCGGGACTATTTGGATTTCAAATATACCCCGCCAATGTAAAAGGGAGGGATCATGACCGGAAAACAATTGCTCACCATAGCCTTCGCGGTCCTGGCCGCGCTGGGGATGACATAATGGAAAATATATCTCGGGGGACAAAGTGCTTCGGGGCTTATGCCACTAATAAAAACGGATATTATTTCGGTCGATTCCCAATCGGTACGATAGTCCGCGTCACAAACCTTCAAAACGGTCTTTCGATTATCGTTCCCATAATTGACCGAGGCCCGTATATCGGCGAGAGAATCATTGACCTATCCGAAGCGGCTTTCGCAAAGATCGCGCCATTGGAACAGGGGATTATCCCGGTGCAGATAGAAATACTGAGCGCAACCCCCGGCATCGGCAAGCCGGGGAAGGGGGAGTGATGATCGAAAGCAAGTATCTGGAATTTCACAAAATAGCATCGTTGACAAGGACGGAAATTTGGGCCGTCGATTCTCGGGCCTCGGGTTTTAATCTCGGTCTTATAAAATGGTTTTCTAAGTGGAGACAATATTGTTTTTTCCCAAATAGCCAAACAGTTTTTAATGTCGGTTGTATGAAGGATATTTCTTTGCAGATTGAATGGCTCATGGGAATTCGAAGAAAAAAGGGAAAGGGGGAATAGCATGGGTAAGCGCTCAGGAATCGCGGCTTATTTGCCCTTTGTGTTTGCCGGACTATTCCCGCCCGTGGTGCGGGTGGCGAACGTAGATTTCGAGACGGAGAAGGAGCGGATCATTTCCGCAGAAGAGGCCGACCGCAGGAACCGGGAGAAGTTTCCGTCCCGCAAAAAAAGACTTCGGACAAAGGAGTGACCATGCCTGAACTGACGATAGCAGAACTGAGGGAATGGCTGGATGGGATGATTTGGAAAGTCAATACGGGAGGTGTTCGGCTGACGAATGAAGACGCCGCCGCCCTAGCCGCCCTCCGCAAGATGCTGGACGCGCAGGACGTTAGATTGAGCTTGTCACGAAAGGCGGATGGCATATGGCTCATGTTAGACGGCGAAGGAAAGAACGGGATGCTATTTTGCGGGGATCCAAAAGGGGGGATCATAAACGATCTGATTGACCTATCCATCGGGAACGTGGAGGACAAGCCGGAGCCATACGAAATAGGCCCGAACAAAATTATCGGCGAAGATGGAAACATCTACATACACGGCATAAGCGCGGGGCTGGACGCGCAGGGAGCGGACAACAAGGGCGGGATGCTCATCTGCCATGCTTGCGGGACGGCCCTTGGGATGATCGAGGGAACGGAATCAGAGGGTAGCGGCAAGGTTCCAGACGCGCAGGTTCCGGATGAGGAGCGGAAGGAATTGCTGGAATTTATAGACGACCTCATAAAGAGTCTCGGCTTACCAAAGCCAACAGGCAAGGCAAAACAACTTTATGACAAAATCTGCCTCATCCTCTCCGCGCCTCCCGCGCCGGTGGTGAGCATGGAGGAGATAGCCGGGTTAGCCAACACGATATTCGTAATGTGCCATAGCTCGGGAGATTATCAGCCCATCGGTTTAATCGAAACGCTTGCCCATGCCTTCCGCTCCCACAGGATCGAGGTAAAGGAGAAGCCATGAAGCCGACGACGATAGAAATGCTGGAAGTTTTCCGTGACATGAAACACGCTTTATATGCACTAAGTAGTACGGTTAATTTGGATAAATACACCCCCGCCATAGACGAAATTTTCTCATTGATCTCCCGCTCCTCCGCCGTTGAAGCCCTGGCAGGCGCGGCGAGGCGGTTATGCCGCTCTGCTCATCCGTTTGAAAAGGCGGGCGAGGTCGTCATTGATTTTGATACTGCATTAGCCGAAACAGAAGCCGCCCTTGCCCTTTACAACGAGGCGGCAAAGGAGGCCCAGGATGACCAAGATTGAAGCGCGGCGCTGGCTCCGCGCCGTAGAAAGCCTGATCGCCTATTATCAAGGCGAGAACAACGATTGGATAGGAGTTTGTCCTTTTTGTGAAATCGTTGATAAATATTACTTCGATTGCCAGAACTGTCTGTGCCCACTTTTTGAGGGGATGCAGTGTGGGGATTATCTTGACGTAATAGAACGGGATACCCGTCCCCCTGAATGGTGCGCCATAGCCATCCCGCGTCTGCGGCGGTGGAAGCGAAGGCTGTTGAAGATCGCCGGAATTAGGAGGAGCCATGAAAAGTAAGCGGTGCGGGAACTGTAATAATTTTGAAAGGGCCTTGGGAACGATAGGGGACTGCATCATTCATCACGTAATCGTGCGCACCAATCAAACGTGCTGCTTCCCAAATGACTACAAGCCGCTAAAGGCAAAGGAGCGACGCCATGCCAAAGATTAGCGACAAGCCCGTCCTGTATGAATACACCTGGGGCAACAATGAAAAGAGGGAAGGCATGAAGGGCCGCAGGTGTGTCATCCTGAAACGGCTAAAAAGGAATAGTGCCTTGATCGAGTTTGTTGATGGCGGACAAAGGGAAGTCGTCAGCCGAAACGCGCTAAGGAGATTGGAATAGCCATGCTCCCCCGCGCAACGATAGGCAGATAGATGAGAAAGCGTCTCCCTTCGGATATCGAAGAAGCGATTGTCGCCATTATTGAAACGATTCTACGTGAACACATCGGCAGGGAGAACGCTATTAAGGGAGCGCGGATACTCGAAATGCTCCGACGATACGAGCCAATACTGAGCGACCGGAAAATGCGTCAGCTAATCGAGGATCAACTGCCTTCTACCTGTTCATGCAACAAGGGATATTTCATAGCAAGGGACGACAAGGAAGCCCGGCCCGTCGTCAAATATTTAACCAGCTATATCATCGCGCTTTCAAAACGGCGGAGCGCAATCATAACGAAATACCCGGACGCGGGACAGATGAATTTTGACTTTAGGGGGCAACCATGAACCTCCTCCTCTCCTTTCTCCTTGGCCTAATCATCGCCTCATTCTACCGCCGCATACGACAGCACCTAAAGCGGCGAAGGGATGAGGAGAGGATTAGAAGGCACGTCAATCAGTATCGAGGAGCAATAGAATGAGCGAAAAGGAACTGGCGGACATTATCGCGCAGTACTTCAAGCAATTCAGTTGCAGAATAGGTTGGGACGACAGCCCAACTAGTCAATACGATGTTGTCCGCAAGGTGGGGGCGGAAACTTACTTTATTGGGAACTGCCTGACCCTAGCGCGGCGCATACTGAAAAAGATGAAGGGTGTTTGATGAACAAAGTCGCCAAGGGCTACCGCGTCGAAAAGCGTTGCGCCGATGAATTGAAGGCGCTCGGATATATAACCTGGAAAACTATCAGGGTCGCTTACTGCAAATTGGACCTCTTTGGCTTGTTCGATGTAGTCGGTCTTCACCCTCAAGGGGAACACCTGCTATTCATCCAATGCAAGACGAACAGCATTGACAACACAATAAGGGATCAGATTCGCGCCCTCAAAATGCCCCTAGGTTGCCAGAAATGGATTTGGATCTGGAAGGATAATCGAGGTTGGATCAAGGAATTTTACTCATAAAAAATCTCCGGGCTCCGAGCTCGGGAAAGGAGACTAAAAATGCAGTTCAATTTCGACCCGGCGGTTTTAGCCGCCATTCTCGGCCTCTTCGGAATCGGCCTGGTCTACGTCGTCACGCTGCTGAAAAATCTGCTCAAGCTCCAGAACAAGCCCGCCGTGCTGCTCGTGCTCATCGTGAGCGCGGCGGCAACGGCCGCGGTGCTTATCGCGACCGGCGCTTTCAGCTGGCTCGCCCTGCTCGTGTACACGGCGGCCGTGTTCGGCGAGATGACGGGCTGGTACAAGCTGACAAAAAGGACAACCTGAGAGGAAGGAACCTGACCGGGGGCGTGCCCGCGGCGTCCCCGGCAGGCGGGAGAATAAGAAGATGCCGGAAAATGATGAGCCGAAAGTAAGCATTGATTGTTTTCTCGGTGAAATCATGTCCATGACAGAACATCTCGGGGCTTGTTATTCATCCGTGAAAATTCAAGATTTAACGATCCCTCAAAAATATTTTGTTTCCGGCGCTATCCAGAAAATAATCACTACTATTCTGCCGATCATCGAAGAATTGAAACAAGGCGGATATTTAAAATGATTTCCTCTTCCATCTCCGTCAACCCGGACAAACACAAGTCCGACATGCTCGGGCTCGCGCTTTCAATGTCCGTCGTCATGCACTCGAATTTCAAGAATTTTGGCATGCTTCCGATGTGTAGGAAATGCCCGGATAAAACCTGCGTTCAATACAATGCGCCGGGGCTGACGTTCTTTCAGTGTGAGAAAGGGATATGGCGGAAGTAAAATTCATTGTGGTTGTCGATAAGATAAAGCCCGAAGATAAGATATATGGAGAATATCTTGAATTGAGGTGTCGCGTCAATCCCGAGGTGTTAATTCGGGATATTGATAACCCGGAGAAAATATATAATTTTTCTCATTATAGCCCGTATATTTGCAAGTATATACGGAACAATAAAGAGGCACTTCTTTATTATTGCCGACAAGAATTACTACAGGCGGATAAGGAAATATCCATAAAAAAAAGAATCCGGAAAAAAAATAAATTAAAACGAAAAAGTAGAAAAATAACCGAAACTTTCCCGATATGCATAACTCATTATGGCCTGATTGAAGATATCGAAAAGGCTGAACGGATAACCGATGCCGGAACAGGCGATTAAGCGCCGGATGAGCCGGGCCAAGCAAAAGGCGGAAAAGGATTTGCAACGGCTCGGATTCAAGACCGTGCCGTCAAATAATAAACCCGTCTGCCTGGTCGCCATAAACCGGGACGGCGTACAGGTCGATGTCCGGATCATCCGCATTTGCCTGGATGAGATAAAGCCGATCGACAAGAAATCCCTGTCAGGTTACGACGGCCTGCACCGTGAGCTCTGGATACGGAAAGAGGGCAGTGAGAATTTTGAGATACACAAGGTTTGAGGTAGAATAAGATAATGACTATCTTCAAATATCAGAACAAGGTAGCTATTATAGACAGAACAGATGGTGAATATCAAATATTTTTTAGCTGCCCCCAGTGTTCATGTATGCTTATCGAAGCATGGCAGGCTGGCGAGAAAATATTTATATGCACAAATCATAATCCATTCCTAGAATTCGAGCTCGACACTCATTCCGCACTCATATTGCGTCATGAGGTATAATAGAAAAGGAGACGAAGATGGGTGCCATTCGAATTAATGATATAGGGCCGCACTGGATATCTTGGCCGACGATCGAACAGCTAATATTCATGATTGATAGGTTGGACGAGGCGTCTTTCGAACTCGATGTGTGTATTGCTAGGGAGCGTGCCGTCCGGATCGCAAGGTCTATGTTCTCGGGGATAATCTGAGATGAACCTTAAAAAAAGATTAGTGAAAAGATGGATGGATAATCTTGGCCGGTGGCGGGAAGGAACCTCTCGGTCAGAGGTCTCAAGAAATACGGGACGCGATTTGCGATATTTCTTTTCTGTGGTGAAAGACTTAGATAGGGCCAGGGTTTCACGAACGGCCGACACGAAAGAACTGATGATTACTTTGATCGATGCGAAAGGACGGGAATCAACAATTTGGCTTAGCGGCGATATCGTTAGAAGTATCACTCCCTATTAAACGAAACGAATCATAAAATAAAAACCTTGTCAAGAGGGCAATTCCCCCTAGTAAACGGTCCCTAGGGACCCTTTACCCGTCCAAAAGGACCGTCTAGCCCACCCCCCTAAAAAATCGCCCCTTATACTGGGGGCGTGACAAGGGTTGTGTTTCGTACGAGCTTAGTGGGGGTCGTCTAAAACAAAATGGCGACCTCCACACAAATTTCCACTACCGAGAAACAAGCTCGGTTCGAATACCTGACCGCGAAGCTCGTCATCGAGTGCTCACTCCAAGGCATTGTCATTATCTGCTACCGCTATCGATCAACGATGGCTGAGGACCTGGCCTATTACAGGGCGGGGCTTTCTGAAATCGATCCGACGAAAACGGCGACGAAGCATATGCTTGGCTTGGCTAAGGATTTCGCCATAGCCAAGGGCAATGCTTACGACTGGAACGACACCGAGGGCTATAAAAAAATGGGCGAGATTGCGGAATCCCTGGGGCTGAAATGGGGCGGCCGCTGGAAAATTGGGGACTATGGCCACGTGGAATATCAGGAAGAGACATGAAAAAGGTATCCCTCAAGAAAGAAATGAAAAAATGGCTTAGATTTTGGTATCTGGGCGGCTGGTCATCTTATATGCGTTCCAGATTACATCCTGAGACGAAAAACTATGAGCGGAAAATTTATCGCAAAATTCAAGACGTGATTAATTCATGAGCGTACCCGAAATAATCCTGACCGCATTTTCGGCAATAAAAGAAATCCTCCAGGCCATGCACAAGGACCGGGAAGAGGAATTTTTAAAGGCATGGGAAAAAGATGAGCAAGATTTTCTCAAGGCGATGGTTGCGGGCGACGTCGGCGCTCTTAATACTTTTATCGCTAAGTATCGGCGCGGCCTGTTTTAAGCGGCCCGAGCCCGTCATCATCCCCGTCGAAAAGGACATCGTCCAGCTCCTGCCGTCCGGAAATTACGAGGTCCGCGCCGGACTGATTTATGACTATCTCCGCAACCTGGCCGAAGTGAAGTTACTGAGGATCCAGCTCGCCGAATATCGAAAGGGGAAATGACATGCAGGACCTGGCCTCGGCCACTAAAGCCCTCAATGACATGATAGCCTCAATCAAGGCCGGTGGCTGGATGGCCGTCGTCGTCCTCATTGCCATCCTCGCTTTTTTAATCATCAAGCCCTTACTGAATCATCCGCGCAAGGCGACACAGGATATCAAGATCGACGTGGCCGGAAACAAAGGGGCCGGAGTTCCTTTAGAAAAATCCGTTTGCCCGCTTCATTCCGGCGTCGAAACCCAACTGGAAGAGTTCAAGGGCTATCGAAAAGAAAACCATGACGAGCATGTGAGGATATACGACAAGCTGGATAATCTTTCAACCGCCGTGACGAACTCCGCGAACGCCGCGGCCCAAGCGGCAAATGCCGCCGCAGCCGCCGCCTCAGCCGCAGCCGCCGCCTCAGCTAAGGTCAGGATATCAAAATGAGCATGGGCGCTTGGGACATAGGGCCGGGGATTCGTCACTCCTTTCCCCCGGCCCGCTTTTTTCATCGAGGACAGAAATGAAAGCCGCGATCCTTCTCGAACTCAATTCCCCGCTCGTCGTCGACGATGTCCAAGCTCCCACGCTCGAAACGGGCCAGGCGTTGGTCAAGATCATGGCGAGCGGGATATGTGGCAAACAGATCGGAGAAATAGCCGGCCGTTACGGGCCGGACAAATATCTCCCTCACCTACTCGGACACGAGGGCGCGGGAATCGTGGAGGCCATCGGGCCCGGCGTGTCATTCGTCAAGCCCGGTAATCACGTTGTCGCGCACTGGCGAAAAGGAAAGGGCCTCGAGGGCGCGTGCCCGAAATACCAGTGGGGCGAAAAGGTAGCCGGCGGGGGATGGATCACGACTTTCAGCGAGTACGCCGTCATCAGCGAAAACCGACTGACGGCCATCGACAAGGATATCCCCTTCGATATTGCTGCGCTCATGGGTTGCGCCGTGACGACAGGCCTGGGCGTGGTGTTCAACGACGCGAAGCTCCAGCCTGGGCAATCAATCGCGGTCATCGGCTGCGGCGGCGTCGGGTTGAATGTCATCCAAGGGGCGAGGATTGCGGGGGCAAATATGATTCTGGCCATTGACGTCAATGCGGCCAAGAAAGAAATGGCGCTTGAATTCGGGGCTGACGTTGCCGGATGGATTGAACAGATGTTCGATTTTGACATCATCGTCGATACGACGGGCCGGCCGGAACTGATAGCGAAAGCTTACGAGCTCGTCGCTCCGGGCGGAAAAGTCATCATGGTCGGACAACCGTCGGCGGGGGCGTCACTTGTCATCCCAAACGTCGCCGCAAATATGAAGGGGAAAACGCTTATGGATTCGACAGGCGGCGATATTGAGCCAAATGAGGATATACCGAAATACCTCGATCTCTGGCGGGAAAGATGGTTGAAACTCAGCGAGCTCATCACCCATCGATTCCCGCTCGAGCGGATCAATGAAGCCCTGGACGTCGTCCGGAGCGGAGAAGCAGGGCGCGTCATCCTGGAGATGTCGTGAATAAAACCGAACTGATCGCATTCGAGAAGCGGATCGCCGATCGATACGACAACGGCGAGCTGCCCTACCTCGTCCACCTTTCGGGCGGGAACGAGGATCAACTCATTGAGATCTTCGAGGACATCAATCGCGGCGATTACGTTTTCAGTACTCATAGAAATCACTATCATGCACTCCTTCATGGCATAGCCCCCGAAACGCTCGAGGCCAGGATCCTTTCCGGAAAGAGCATGTTCGTATTCGATCGGGCGCGGAATTTCTTTAGCTCCTCGATCGTGGCCGCGACGCCGGCGATCGCTGCGGGCGTGGCCTGGGCGCTCAAGCGGAAGGGGAGCGCGAAGAAGGTCTGGTGCTTCATCGGCGACGGCGCGGAAGATGAGGGCCATTTTTACGAGGCTGTCCGATACGTCGACGGCTGGGATCTGCCCTGCACGTTTATCATCGAGGACAATGATCGGAACGTTGTGGCGTCAAAGAGAGAAAGACGCGGGACCGTCGCCAATCTGTCATGGCCTCTATGCGTTAGCCGCTACTACTACACGCCGACCTATCCCCACGGCGGGACCGGCACTCCGGGCTGGCTGAAATTTAAGAGCGAGGCGAAGGTCGTTGCTTCCCCTCGGAAACAAAGCTCGGAGATTCCTATCGTGGGCGGAGACATCAAATACCTCGACGCCGTGCGGCAGTCGAATGAAGAGCTGGCCAAGGACGGGGTGATCTTCATCGGCTATAACGTCCGCTGCGGCGGTCGGGCCTATGGGGCGTTCAAGAACATTCCCGATGACAACCTCCTTGAAACTCCGCTGGCAGAGAACCTTATGCTCGGGCTCGGCATGGGCGTGAGCCTCGAGGGATTCCGGCCCGTTGTGTTTTTCGAGCGGCATGAATTCCTGATGAACGCGATGGACGCGATCGTCAACACCCTGGACGTCATCGAAAAGATAAGTGACGGCGAGTTCACGATGCCCGTCATTATCAAGACCGTGGCGGGATCGGTGAAGCCGTTCTATGCTGGCCTGACTCATACCCGGAACTTTGGCTATGCCTTTCAAAGCCTTGTGTCCTTTCCAGTCTATGAGCCGCAAACAGGGGCGGAAGTCCTTGCGGCCTACGAACTGGCGAAAGCAGCAACGGGGCCGACGATGATCAGCGAAATGAAGTCGAAATACTGACATGAATATTTTAATAACAGGCGCATCTCGCGGACTCGGGCGGTCGCTCGCGCTCGAGTTTGCCTACGCGGGCCATGCGCTCATCCTAAACGGAAGGGATAAAGCGCGGCTCGAAGAAGTCCGCCTCGAAGTTCTAAAAGACAGCCCCAACTGCCATGTTGTCGTCGACGATATCCGCGATGATTCAACGATGGAAGCGCTCGGATTCGTGATGCGACTGATGGGAAACGGGCTCGACATCCTGGTCAATAACGCCGGGGTTTACGAGGGCGATCCCCAAGACATCATCGACACGAACCTCACGGCGCCGATCCTGCTCACACTCGCGATCTATCCTAGAATGGCCGAGAGGGGAAGCGGCCTCATCGTCAATATCAACTCCCTAGCCGGGAAAACCTTCAATGACCAAGAGGCCGTTTATTGCGCCTCCAAATGGGGACTTCGCGGATTCATGGGCTCGTTCAAATACGAGGCCCGGAAGCACGGCGTGAACGTCCTCGATGTTTATCTCGGAGCCATGAGAACAGAGGCAACGAAGGGCCGCGTGGGTTGGGATAGTTTCATCAGCCCCGTAGACGCGGCGCGGCAGATCGTCCAGCTATGCGGCAACGGCAAGAGCCTGGCCATATCGGAGATTGAGATTGTGAGGGCGGGGAAGTGAAGGAAAAGCGCGTTGCGTTCCAGGGCATTATCAAATCGGTCAAGACGGCCATCGACGGCGTTGGCGATAAGGTCGGCACGCTCACCGTCACATTTCGTCCCGAAGGGAATGTCATCGCGGACCTGGACGCACTCCATAAGCCGGACTCAGAAATTTTCGTTGTAATAGCGGCCAAAGCAGAATGACCAAGAAAAAGACGACCCGAAAGAATAAGCCCGGCGCTGGCCGCCCGCACGTCGCCCTGGACGTAAAACAAATTGAACAGTTGGCTTATGACGGGTGCAAGAATAGCGAAATCGCTTTTATCCTTGGATGTGATGACCAAACCCTAACAGATAATTATTCTCGAATATTAGATAAAAAGCGGGCCGAACGGAAAGCGGCGTTCCGTAAAAGGCAGACTTTCCAGGCGCTTCACGGCGACACGACAATGCTGATCTGGCTCGGCAAGAATGAGCTTGAGCAGATGGACAAGCAGGCCGTTGAGCACTCTGGCCCAAACGGCGGGCCGATGGTGATGATCATGTCGAGGCCGGGGAAATGAGCGCCGCAAATATCCTCTACGAGGCAACGGATCGGCAGGACGTTTTCCATCATGCGCCGGAGATGTTCAAGCTCTACGGGGGCGCGATGGGCGGGGGAAAGACCGTTGCCCTTTGCGCCGAAGGACTGGGGCTTTCCAATGATTATCCCGGCAATCGCGGATATCTATGTCGGCATACCTTGACCAGCTTCAAAAAGACGACCGGCCTTGTGCTGGATGAAATGCTCCAGCGGTCCAGGCTCATCGTCAAGCATCATCAGTCCGATAATTTTTATCTGCTTCGAAATAGATCAACGATTTATTACGGCGGCCTTGGAGACGATATCAACGCCATTGAACGCTTGAAGTCAATGGAGCTGGGCTGGTTCGGAATCGATGAAGCCTCGGAAACATCGGAGAAGTTTTTCCTCATGCTGGCCTCACGTCTGCGCTTGAAACTCCCCGGCATTAAATATTTTGGGATCATGGCGACGAACCCCGACCCCGGTTGGCTCAAGCAGAGATTCATCGACAGGCACGATCCGAATCACGTCTTCATCCCGGCGCTTCCCAAGGACAATCCGCATTTGCCGAAGGATTACGTCGACCGATTGAGGGAAGTTTTTCCCGATGACTGGCAGGCCAGATTTATCGAGGGCGATTGGTCAGCCTTCGAAGGCACAAGCAACGTCTTTCCTTATCAGGCAATCCAGGCGGCGGTCGAGAGAGAATTGCCCGAAGGGAAGCCAATAGAGTTGGGCGTCGACGTGGCCCGCTATGGCGACGACGAAAGCGTTATTGCCGTTCACAAGGGACCGGTTGGCCGGATCAAAAAGACGTTTAAGAAAAATGACCTTATGCAGTTGACGGGTGAAACGATCCAGGCCAAGGCCGAGGATAAAGCCGAGGCGTTGAAGGTCGACGCCGACGGCATGGGCGGGGGCGTTGTGGATCGGCTACGGGAGCAGGGGCATAGCGTCGTCGAAATTCACGGAGGGGGCAAGGCGGTCAATTCAGAGAAGTTCAAAAACATGAAAGCCGAAATCCATTGGGCGTTCCGGGAGCGGCTACTGTCCGGCGACATTGACCTCCCCGACGACCTTGAATTGAAGGCGCAGCTTACATCAATCACCTATCGCGTCGCCTCTTCCGGGCAATTGGAAATAACGCCCAAGGAAGAGATGAAGCGCAAGGGATTGAAAAGCCCGGACCGTGCCGAAGCGATGATCTATGCGTTCGCCCAGGACAATAGTCCGAAGGCGGGCGTGTTCTTTAGCAAAGAATCAGTCTACATCTGAGGCGATAGATGAGAATACAAACGCGACGACAACAGATCCAGGAATTGCAGACCGAGAATAAGCGTTTGGCCCAGATTCAAGAATTACTGGTCGATAACATACTCGCCGTCCAGGAGAGCGACGTCACATGGACGGGGAATCGATACAAGACCTACGCCGGGGCCGTTGAGGAAGTCGCCAAGAAGTACGCCGGTACGGCGGATTGGGGCGTCCTCCAGGTCGGGAACATCGTCGGCCTTCGCGCCGCCTATATCATCGGCCAGGGGCTGAAGGTCAGTAAGGTCGAAGCGGAGGGCGAGGACGCAGCTCCGGAATATAAGTTCGCCCAGCGGTTTATCGAAAAGAACGAGCTGGATCACGAGCTCGCGCAGGACCTGGCCCGGGAGGGCGAGATCGAGGGAAAGACGCTCATCAAGCTTTTCCCGATGAAGGTGGAAGATGAGGACGCGATTGAGGGCGTCGATATCGCCATTCGATGGGTAAGCTGGACGACAAACAAATATACGGTCAAGGTCAGTCCCAGCGATTATCTTCAGCTCGAAAGCGTGACATGGACCCCGCCCGCCGGCACGGCAGTTTCACTTAAACCGGAGGAGTGCGTTTATAAGCGATTCGCCGGGCGGTTGGATGTGCCCAACGAGACCATGCCGCGCGTGGCGAAGTGCCTAACGCAAATCGAGGATTTGGACAAATCATTAAGAGACTGGAAAAGGATCAATGAACTCTTCGCGTCTCCTGTTCCGGATTTTGAATGTGATACGGCAGAGCAAGCGAAAAAAATAAACGAAGATATAAAAAATCTTAATTGGAAAATCGGAAAAGCGTTTGCCCATACGGGCCGATTTAATTTTAAGCAACCATCGCCTGAAGGTCAAAAGGCCATTGAAACTTTAATCATAACGCTCATGAAGGTGATCTCGGGCACGACGGGAATCCCGATCAACGCCCTTGGATGTCCCGAACTCACCACAAAATACGGCGCCGACAGCCAGGGGATGCTTGATCTCATCGCCATGAGCACGTCGATGGAGCGCGAAGTCTGGCGCGCCGCGTATCAGGAGATGATCGAAAAAGCCATGCTGATGTGGAATCGGGAGACGGGAAAGACCCCCCTCCGGCCCAAGATGATCAAGGTGGAAATCCCGGTCATCACAGCGGAACAATGGGCGCGGCTTGTCGATATATGGTTGCCGATCAGGACTTCAAAGGAAATAACGAGCAAGACGTTCCTTTCGCAGGTGCCCGGGCTGGACGTGGAAGCGGAGGCTAAGGCGCTTGAGGAAGAGGACGCCGCGGGCCTGGAGAAATTCACGGACAATAGCGACGGGATGACGCCCGAAGAAGTGGCCCAGGCCAAGGCGGACAAGGCTGCCGCCGACAGGCAGGACAATCCCGGCGCATTTATGAAAAAAGGAGCGAGATAATGCCATTCTTTTCAGCGGCTATTAACAACGCCCTGACACGTGACCAGCTTATATTTACCCCTTGGTCCGTAGCCATCATGGGGGCAATTTTATTGGTCTATATAGGCTGGCGCATTTTCGATAAGTATCGGACCCATAGGAGATGACCATGAGAAAAGGTCTATTCACAACCAATGATCAACCGCCCGCGGCTCCGGTCGAGCCGAAGCCGCTGAACCATATCACCACGGCGATCATCCCTGGGGCAAAGCCCGCACCTGAACCCAAGCCGCTGGACCTGAGCAAGATCATCACCACCCATGATCCGGACACGGCATCCGATATCATCATCGACGAGATCCGCAGACGCGAGGAACAAGGGGATGACAAAGTCGCCGTGAAGCTTGGCGAACCGATTAATATGGGGGCCGACGCTGTCCCGGATCATGAACCGGGAACGCCTGGCGACGAAAACGCCGCGGCCCCTTCTCATAAAAAGCCGGGAAGGAAAAAAAAGGCATAACCATGCTGGACATGTTCATCGGGAATGAATTTACCAAAATAGTTCATTCCCCCTATTGTGAGTGGGTGGATAAAATTGGCTCCGAAAATTGGGTGATGTTCGAGATGCTTGCCGATGCCCTACTCCAAGAATATACGGAATGTAAGTGTTGTCTTGGAGAGCCTAGCGAATTTTGGAAGAGAAAAGAGCAGAGAGATCGGGACATAGAAAGAATTAACTCCAAATTCTTTGGCGAATGTATTTGTTGCGGAGAAACTCGCGGGATTCAGAGGGCTCATATCATCCCCAAATTATCATCTCCGGATGGCCGTGTAATGCCCCTTTGCCCTCGGTGCCACTGGAATTATGACCACGACTTATTGGATGGCCCTGAGTGGGCGACCATTGACCATTGGATAAAAAGGCATGTCCAGGATGTTTGCGAGATGAGGTCTTAACCATGCGGCATTGGTGGAGGCGGCTCATTCTCCGTCGCCGGATCAGGAGGGCTCAATCCCTGATCCTCAAGATCGAAGCTACCCTTTGCGATATGAACGCGCCGCGGTGGAAACGGAAGCAGATCTGGCGTGACTTCATCAAGACGAATTCCGGCAGGGCGGCTATCCTGAATATTTTGGATGGGGCGAAAACATGAAATTCAAAATCGCGGGCGAGCAGATCCAGGAAATGGCGGCCGATGAAATCTTGGACCACGTCTCCGCGTCTGCGTACAAGCGAATCAAAGCCGCCGATCCCAAGGCTTCATTCCGCGCCTATGTAATCGGGCACGAGGGCGAGTCCACCGGCAAGGTCGTCGGCATGGGCCGAGTCATCAAGAAGTGGGCGCACTCCGCCGTAGAGAACATCAATAAGAAGCTGGCCATCGGGACCAAGATATTCCACATGCATGGCCAGACGAACGAACATGATGGGCGCAAGCCGATCGGTGAAGTCGTGGGCAAGACGCTATCCGATATCGCCGGCCGACTCTCATCCATCGCCATCGCCTATATCTTCCCTGAATTCAGGGACGTTCCGCTCGATGTGGCGTCGATCGAAGCCGATATCAATATGCCCGAAACAGTCAACCCCAACGCGCGGGCGGTGGACGTTGACGTCGAGGAAATAACCGGAATCGCCCTAGGCAATTCCGAGATCGTCAAACCCGGGTTCGCAGGCGCGCAGCTCTTGGCCTCACTCCAAGAGTTTGCCGACAATGCGAGCCACGAGAAACCCCCAAAGGAGGGAGAAAAACCGATGACCAAAGAAGAAATTCGCCAGGCCATTCGAGACCTCAAACTGAACCCTTCGGACCTGTTCGGCTCGAAGGAGATGTCCGATGACCCCATCGTCCAGGAGGTCATTCGAGAGAAGCGTCGGAACGAGGAAGGATTCGAAGGGCGGCAGTCCGCGAAGCTGGAGGGGCAGGTCAAGCAGCTGGAGCAGGAAAAGAAAGACCTGCAAGCCAAGCTCGACACCTACGGCAAAAGCCTGCTCAAGACCAGGGCGGCCGAGGCCATCAAGCCCGCTATCGAAAAGCGCAAGCTCGACGAAAAGCAGGCGGCCTTCGTGCTCAAGAACGCGGCCAAGTTCACGCCCGCGAGCGAGGAATCGCTGGCTGGCGACTTGGACAAGTTCCTCGACACACAGCTCGACGAGCTCAAGGCGTTCCATGAACTCTACGGGATCAAACCCGGCGAGACTGGAAAGGCCGGAGTGGGCGCGGGCAAGGCCGGCGACACGTCCGTCGAAGATTTACTCACCCCTGACGCGTTGAAGGACGAAGTCAAAAAACCATAGGAGAAAAACATCATGGCCGAAACAGGCATGAAACTGAGGACCGCCGCCCCCAATGCGGACTGGCGATCCTTCAAGGTGACCGTTTCCACGCCCGGCGTAACCGCCGGGCAATGGGATCTCATCCACGACACGGTGGGATTCTATATGCAGGACGCCGACGCCGGCGAAGAGGTGGCTTTCTGCTACCACGCCGAAAAGGTCATGGCGCCCAAAAGCGTCGTGAGCGGAGCCGGGGAATTCGAAGTGGGCGACAAGGTCTATTTCGATCACGCCGACGCGGAGATGAACAACGACTCCGGCGGAAACTACATGTGCGGCATCTGCGTGAAGGCATCCGCGCTGGCCGATACCGAGGTCTTGATCGACCTCGACGGCGCTCACGTGACGGTGAGCTGAGGAGGATGATATGGGAATTCTAATCAAAGACTGGTCGAAGTTCGAGTGGAAGAATCCCACTCACATCCAGGTCCTCTACAGGAACACCGGAAAGTTCCTCGCCGGACCGTCGAGCGAAGAGTACCGCCGAGTCACCAAACAGATCCAGGAGTTCGGCACCCCGCAGGATTTCCCGACGTCCGTCCTCCAGGTCTTGGACAAGTACCATCTGACCACGCCCTATGATACGGGCTGGCAGCAGATCTACAAATTCATCGACCTGACCAATTCGAGGCGCAACGGCTGGGATATCACTAACGTGCAGAGCGGCCTGACCTTCGATAAGAAGCTTATCGGGGAAAAGCTCGAAGTCAAGAAGATGTGGGGCGACAAAGAACACGTCTACTGCGACTTCTACGGCGGGGCGCTCGGCTGGCATCAGTCCCTGTTCGACGACGAGGAATACTGGACCATCGAGGACAACGCCATCGAGTTCCGGGCCGCGGCTTATTACAGGCAGGCGCAGGTCTACTACGCCCTGGTCGAGGCCGTGGGCGCGACGGGCGCCGTGGCGTGGCAGCCCCCCATTCCGGCGGCTCTGCCCGTTACGGATTCGACTTACAACGCCAGGCGCGACATCCGGACGATGAATGCGGCCGCCCTCCAGATCTTTCAGGCCGTCGAGGGCAAGGGCTATAACGTCAGTCCGCAGGGCGTTTCCTTCATCGTTCTCACCCCGCTCGAACTCCAGGACCGGGTCAAGCAGGCCCTTTCCGTCCAGCTCCAGGCGTATGTCGGGAGCCAAGGGCTGGCCAACTTCTCGTTCCGGCCGCTCTACACGAACATGCTCACGGACAAAACGCATGCCTGGGTGATCCTTCCCGGCAATAAGCTCCAGTGGGGGCTTCGGATGGACCTCGCCATGTTCGAATCCTTCGACATGCTGTCCTACACCAAGGCGGCTGCCGGCTGGATGAGGTACGGCGGGGCGATCGGCGACACGGATCAAGTCGCGCGCATCGCTTTCGCGTGATTTTAGGCTAGGGGAGGCGCGATCCTGAGACAACGCAAGATGGGGGCGGGGCCGACTTCGCCCCCGTCTTTTTAACCGAAAATGATCGATGAGAAAAGGCTTATTTCCGGAACGTGAAATAATGGGAAGGATAACAACTCGGGACCTTCGCGTCAAGCAGGTCACGGCGACGCAACAGCAAGGAAGAGTCCGGACCTACCGGAATATCGCGCCGGCTGCCGGTGCTGGATCACTATCATTCTCGGATCGATTCCCCGACGGCGCATGGCGCGGCCGGCGGTGTTTTATCGTCGGCGGCGGGCCATCGCTCAAGGGATTCGATTTCAACCGGCTCAAGGGCGAGAAGGTCATCGCCGTGAACAAGGCTTATTTTGACGTGCCGTTCGCGGACATCATGTTTGCAATGGACAGACCTCTTCTCAATCTCATTACGGAAGGGAAACTGAATAAGGACGGAAAGGACTATCGCGCCGCCTTCGCGTCATTCGCGGGCGCGAAGCTCTGGCTGGACCTTTCGGGCTATTCCTATCCCCCGGGCATTTACTCAGTCCGATCTGCCGGAGAGATCGGATGGACTAAAAGCTTTGCGGAAGGCTTGTATCATGGCCAGAATAGCGGCTACGGAGCCCTGGGCCTGGCGATCGTCCTGGGGGCCGATCCGATTTATTTGCTCGGCTATGACTGTTCGAATGGGCCAGACGGCGAAAAGCACTACCATGACGGCTATCCTGGCGCGGGGAATCCAAACGCCAACGGAAGATTCCTTAAGTCTTTCAACGCCGGCGCCGAGTTGCTCAAGGACGGGCCGAGGATCATCAACCTCAATCCCTATTCGGCACTCCGGGCGTTTCCGTTCGGAGACGTCGACGAAGTTGTCGCCAAACGCGATGACGAGCTCTTTTTCGACGGCTGCCTCGGATTTGGAGACAACTTCCAGGAGCGGCCGCTCATCAGGCATTTCCTAAAGAAGTATAAGGCGGTCTATGTCAAGACCGCCCTGCCTGAAGTGTTTTGGGACCTGGGGCCCAACGTCAAATTCGTCAACCCCGGACAAATAAATCTCAGGACGCAAAAAAAGCACATGGCCTCTCTCCCGCCCGAGACCTGGTCGCCGGCGCCGCCGGCAGCCAGAAAGGCGCGCTGGGCCATCTATCCCCCGAACGGAATTTCTTTTCCCAAGGTCGATCCGCATCCGAACGAATTGACGGGGTCGCGGCCTTTGAGTGTGGCGGGGAATATTAAACAGATGGCAGGGATCGATGATTACGATTTCTCCTTCCCGGTCAGAAACGCCTGGATCAAGGCGGCGCGCGAAGTGACGGGCGCCCTTCCTATCAAGTGGAAGAAGATCTGTATCGTCCGCCCGCCGACGAATCGAAAGGAATGGAACTGCCCTTCGCGGAATCCGAAGATCGAATACATGCAGCTCCTCATCGACCGCTATAAAGACGAGTATTTCTTCATCAGTATCGCCGACGTGGACGGGGAAGTCGAGACTTGGGATGGTCGGCTCACCGGCATCGATGCCGAATTCCATCATGGCGAGATCCCGCTCACAACGATATTCGGACTGATGAAGATCGCCGACATGTCGATTATCTATCCCGGCTTCTTTATGCCGGCGGCGATAGCGATGCGGGCCAAGTGTTTCACGATCTTCGGCGGAAATGCCGGGCCCCAGGTGCACGTCGACCCCATCATGGGGCTGGACAATTTCGGATGGATCGCCCCGGAACCGTTTTGCCAGTGCATCGACAATAATCATGACTGCAAAAAGGACATCCCTCCGGGAAAGGTCATCGCCGCTTTCGAGGAATTAAAGAACAGGCCGCTGAAGATCAAGGAGGCATCCATCGGGATCCCGCCGGGGATCGGCGACGCGCACTGGCCGCTTCTTATCCTGGAATCGTTCAAGGAGCGTCACGGCCTTGACCGGGTGACGATCAAGTTCTTTGAGCTCTGGGAATATACGTCCGAATTTTTGAGGAATGTCCCGTTCGTCGACGATGTTCAGAAATGCCCCCCGCTCGCGTTTTCGTTCCACCTCGCCGGCGGGCACGGCAAGCCGCTCTATAAGGGCGAGCAACACGGCCTGGATTACATGATCGAATACGGATCGCAGCTCGAGCAGGGCGTCCCGCTCGAGAAGATACTCCCCGAGTATGAGGTGAATTGGAGCTACCCAATCCTTAACCTCGAGAAACACGACGAGTTTGTCGCCGACCTGCGGAAACAGGCCGGCGGGCGGCTCGTCATCATCTACACCTCGAGCAAGGGCGGAAATCGCGCCTGGGCCAAGAACGACTGGACGCTCAAGGACTGGATGACGCTCGTCGAAATGTTCAACCAGGCGAACGGCTGCAAGGTCGTGCTGATCGGCGCCGCGTTCGATAAGGACTATGCCGCGGAGCTCAAGGCACTCGACAAGGGCGGGATCATCATTGACCTCGTTGGCCAGCTCTCCATCATGAAATCTCTCGCGGTGATCAAGGCCGCGGATTTCTTTATCGGCTTCTCCTGCGGGCTCGAGCTCATGGCCTGCCATTTCCATACCCCGTGCGCGGAGTTTTGGCCCATACGCAAGGTGTCCCAGGGCGGCGTCTACGGCTCCGGCTTCATGACGTCGTGGCTTCCGCCGTGGTCCCGGGACTCGGACACCTATCTGCCTATCCCGTACGGCCCGGAATCGAGGCCGGAACTGATCTTCCCGAAGGTGAGGAAATTCCTATGAAACGCGATCTGACGGGATTCGGAATGTACGGGACGGAAAATGCCCGCATGTATAACGAGGAACTGTTCCACTATCTCGAGAAGCGCGACCAGGAGCCCATCAGCGTGGCACTCAATCAATTCCGCCTAGAGCTGGTGCGCCGGTATTCCAACGGCGGGCGGTTGCTTGATATCGGCCCGGGCGCTTGCACATTCCTCAAGCTGCATGGCGATTGCCTGGGCTTCGACATCAACCCCTACGCGGAAAAGAAACTCAAGGAATGGGGCCTCTGGTTCAATCCCTACGTGGACTCGTTCCGCCGGGCGCGTATCGGCGGCGTCACGTTCTTCGATTCCTTCGAGCACATCGACAATCCGCTGAGGATATTGAATCGGCTGTCAAATCAATTCGTATTTGTTTCAATCCCCATATTCATAGACAAAGAACACATGCTGAAATCGAAGCACTTCAAACCGGGCGAGCACGTCTGGCATTTCACGAGGCGGCAGTTCATGGCATACGTCGATGACTTTAAGATTATTGAGGAGCTGGACGACGAAACGACGCTCGGGCGCGAGGACATAAAGACGTTCGTCATGCGGAGGAAATAACATGCCGGGAGAAATTGGATATATCACTCTGGCGGAGGCGACGGCTTACTTTTTGACCCGGCTTTCCTCGTCCCTGTGGACGGGGACAGATGCGGTGAAGACGGCCGCGCTGACGACGGCCTATGACCGGCTCTTCTATTCGGGACTATTCAATCCGCCGGCGCTTGCGGATGCGACGGCGGCCCAGCTCATCATCCTCAAAAAGGCACAGGCAGAAATGGCCTATTATCTTCTTGGTCATTTGGCCGACGAGGATCGGCGCAAAGGGCTCCAGGCCCAGGGCGTAACCCAGGCGGGGATCGTCAAGGAGACCTATGCAGAGGCGGACTTGATGAAGCTCCCGATCCCACCATTCGTAGAAGCGCTCCTCGAGGATTTCTCCACGGCTGCCTCGGAAATGTATATCAGCTCCGTCGACCGGGACGAAGACGAAGAGGACATGACGCTTTAACCATGCCTAAAAAACTTCCCTTGATTCCAATGAAAACGCGGATCGCGGAGATTCGATCCGTCTACGCGAACACGGCGGAGCGGATCGTCGCGCTTCTATCTTCATTAGACCCGGCCACTTACACGGCGGCGGAATCGGGGAACGTGCTGAGCGATATCAAGCTCATTATCGCCGGCCTGGACATGAACGTCCGTATATGGGCTCCGGGCGCGATCAGGGCGGCGTATGAGGAAAGTGCCAGTGTGGCCAGGACGCGGCTCGAGATGATCGGAGCGAAGCTCAACAAGAGATATAACCCGGCTCGGCACGATAAGAAGATCGCCGCGTTGACCAAGACTGTCATGCGCGATTATTGGAAGGCGAACCGCACGATCGAAAAGACGGCGCGGCAATACCTCAGCGTCATGATGCAGGCGGCGGCGGGGATCGCCAAGGTCGAGGCCCAAGTCCAGGAATTTGATTCGGCCACGGTCAAGAGCTTCATCAATCGTACGGTCGCGGGCTCATTGAGGGCGGCGACCAAATACAACGCGGGCATGGCACACCTGACGAGCAAGGATATCGCCGCGAAGATCCGGGCGAAGCTCCTGGGAAAGCTCAGCGACGAAGGATTCATCGTTGTGAATGGCAGGAACTATAACCTGAAATCCTACGCCGAGCTCGTCGCCCGGACGCGCATGAGAGAGAGCCAAACGGAGGCCGTCAAAGAGAGTATGAAGCAATTCGATGAGGACCTCGTCGAAATCCCGCGCCATGATAATCCCTGCGCGGAGATCTGCGCGGCCTATCAGGGGAAGATTTATTCCGTATCAGGAAGGACGCCAGGGTATGAATTGCTGCCGGACGGCGGCCCGCCCTGGCATCCCTAACTGCGAGGACGTGATGAATCCTGTTTCGGAGAACGCCTTGCGCTGGAGAAACGCATGATCTCCGCCTATTTGATCGACGATATCTCCATTAAATATTTAACGGCTCTGGACCAATGGCAAGAGCCGACGTGGTCGACCGTGGCCGTTAAAGCCAAAGTGGAATGGCAAGACAAGCTCATCCGCAACGCCCAGGGCGAACAGGTCGTCTCCGCCGCGCTGGTTTATCTGGCCGGGGATATCACGGCGCCGACGAACGCGGACCGGATCGTTATCGACGGCGTCGAACATGCCATCATGCGCGTCGACAAAAAGACGGACTTTTCAACGTCTCATTATGAAGCGTGGATTCAATGAGCGGGCCAATGAAAGACGGAGGATTCGAATTCGATTTCAGCGAATTCAATCGCCGTTTTTTCGAGTACGCCCTGAAGGATGCCCCGGAAGCAGCCGAGAAAGGAATGTGGGAAGCGCTCCGCGAATTAAAGGCCGATTGCGATAACGTCATTCCGAAAACGCCGCTCCTCGAGGGGAATCTACGGGGAGATCATACGTTGATCCTTGAGGGGATAACGACAAGCAAAGTTGAGGAAAAAACGGGCGGCAAGGGCAAGGATCATGCAAAGGGCGGGAGTGGTCCAGTCGAACGCTTCGGCGCGAAAGACATCATCACCAAGCTGGTATTCCGAATGCCCTATGCCGCGAAGTGGCATGAGGCCGTGAATCGGAAAGTGAATTGGTCGGAGGGCGGGGCGGGGGCGAAATACTGCGAATCAAAATTAATGATGTTCGCCAGGAAATATTTCAACATCGTCGCCTCCACGATCAAGGCCGCGACCGGGGGATGACATGTTAAAGGAACTTTCCACCTGGATCGTTCAGCGCGTGAACGCCGTAACCGGACCGCCGGACCTCGTTATCGGGACCAATGTCCAGGTCGGATTCCGGGCCCAGGATGCCCCGGTCCGGTGCCATACGTTCATGGAGAGCGGCGGCGGGCTCCCGGTTTTTGAATTGGTCGATAGAATAGACTATATGGTCCAAATAACGACCCGTGCCGAAACGTATCAGACCGCGCGCGCGGATGCCTGGGCGATATTCGACGCCATAAACGGAACGGCGGGCTGGCAGATTGCGGCCGTCGCGCCAAGCACGCAGAAATATGAGGCGCAAGTTATCGAGGCGCTGGCCGCGCCGCAGTACATCGGAATCGAAGAACAAGGCGGATTTTCCTTTTCGACGAATTACATGTTTCGGATGATCAAGAAATGAACGCTAGAAAAGGGAGTAATCCCGTTCTAAATATTTCTTTAGGAGGTGCCTAATGGGCGCACTCAATATCAAGGACTTGGGACCGTGCCAGGTATTATGGAACAACATCAATCTCGGTCCCACTCTCGGCGGCGTGACGTTCAAGGAAGAACAGCATTCCGTCGACATCAAAGAAGATGGTCACGGCGACACGCCCGTCGATGCGATCACTACGGGGAAGATCACGACGGTCGAGGCGAACTTCACCCGCTCCTCGCTCACCCAGCTCGAGCTCATGATCGAGAGCGCGACGAAGAGCGCGACCAATCTCAAGGTTGTGAACAGCGTCGGGAACGCCATGTTCGCCGCGGCCGAGGAGCTCATCCTCAAGCCGCTGGTGGACAACGTGGCCAGCGTTACGACGTCCGAATGGCTGCATGTTCACCGGACCTATCCGCTCGGAGCCCCGGAGTTCAAGTTCGACAACTCCGGCCAGCGGGTGATCAAGGTCGTGTTCAAGTGCTTCCCGGATGACCTCTCGACTCAGGTCGGAGAGATCTGGCGCATGGGCCCGGCGTCCTGATAGGACGGTGAGCCATGCCGCGCTTTAGGATCGAAGAGAGTCTGTTCGATCCGCTGGTGATTGAGCTCGGGGGAAGGGTCTTCACCTCTGTCCCCCGCTCAGTCCAACTGGTGGAAACGGTACAGGCGCTCGATGGCCGCCGAAAGGCCAAAGAGATCAGCGATACGGATTTCATGATCCAGTTCTTGGGCTTGATGTTCGATGTCAATCCCCAGGAATTCAAGGTCCTGGATAAAGCCATCATAGAGGCGATCGCCGACCGCGCTTTGGAATATGTGCATCCGGCGACCTCGAAAATTTCCCCTGCCGCTGATGAAAAGAAAATCGCGGAGGCCATCGAGGAGGCGAAGGACCCAAAAAACGAGAAGAAGCCCGAGCAGACACCCTTGACCTGATTTGGTCTGTCTACCCGGGCTTCTCGTACGGCGAACTTCTGAACCTGGACGTCCGGGATTTGAGTCTATGGGCAAAGAGAGCGCAGAAGAGGACGCTGGAGAAAAAGATCCGCGAGATCCACCTTTCCCGGATGCCGTGGATGGAGGCGAAGGACCTGAATGATGAACTCGCCATATATCAATCACAACTGGAAATGCTTAAAAGCCCGGACGAAAAGTTGGCGGAGCGGAAGATTGCCCAAGCGGTCATTGACCAGAATTGGGAAGAGATGAAACGCAAAGGCAAAGGATAACCTGAAATGGCGTTCGACGCCGGCGCTGTAGTTGGCCGCCTCGAGATGGCGCTTGAGGGCTGGAAGAAGTCTGTCGAGACCGTAAAGAAAGACCAGCAAAGCATGGCCGGGTTTGCGATCCGGCATAAGGAGGAGATAGAAAAACTCGGGAAGACGTTCACGATTGTCGGCGGAGCGATAGTTGGGGCCTTCGGGTTGATGATCAAGGGGGGCGCAGACTACGGCGATAAGATGGACGAACTGGCGCAGCGAACCGGCGCCGGCATTGAGATCCTGACCGGGCTCGACGGCACCTTGAGGAAAAACGGGGCATCCGTTGAAGATCTCGGGTTAGGGATGAAAACCCTTTCCGGGAGAATGGTTGACGCGAACAACGGGAATAAGGACGCCATCGCTTTATTCGATTCTCTAGGGATCAAGATCACGGATGCCAACGGAAAACTGAGATCAACGACCGATGTTCTCTTTGACGTGGCCGACCGATTCAAGGGAGCGCGGGATGGGGCTGAAAAGACGACGGCTGCGGTTGACCTCCTCGGCAAAGGGGGAATGTCTTTAATCCCGACGCTGAACCTTGGGGCAGATGGACTGAGGCGAGAAGCGGACGAAGCGCAACGGCTCGGGAAGGTATTATCGAAAGAGGCGGGGAAAGCGGCCTCTGACTTCAACGACGCCCTCCAAAACACGAAGGACGCGGTCGCCGGCGCGACAATGTCGATCGGACAATTGCTCATGCCGGCTGCTCAGAAAATCGCGGAGACAGTTAAAGACGTCGTCGTTAAATTCAAGGACTGGGTAAAAGAGAATCCGGTACTCGCCGGAGCCTTGGCGAAGGTCGCCGGGGCCGCGGGCGGACTCATGTTGGCGCTTGGACCGATCCTCATCATACTTCCGAAGTTGGCCGCGGGGTTCACTTTATTGGCGGCCCATCCTGTCGTGGCGGCGTTTATTGCACTCGGCGTGGCGGCTACCGCGGCGGCTGCCGCTATGTCAAAAATGAGTTCTGCCGGTGATCGTCAATTGGACATGGATCTTCAAATTATTGCTTCTCAAACCGCCCTCTATAAACAACTTTCCTTAGCCGCAAGGCAGTGCGGAATCACGGGCCAAGCGTGGGATGATTTAAAGGAAAAATATAAGGGCAATACTTCGGAGATGGCGGCGGCTATCCTCGCGGGCAATGAGGGCACTGAGATGCAAAAGGCCCTCAATTCCGAAATGACAAACGCCAGAAAGGTCATGGAGGAAAAGAAAGCCGCGGCTGAAAAATTGGCGGCCGCGAATAAGGATGAGCTTCTCCCCGCGCTTGGCACGGTGAAGACGGCGGCGAAAACGCTCAAGGAAGAATTCGACCTGCTCTTCCTTTCCGACCTTCGGGAAAAAATAAAAAAAACAGAAGAAGCGCTTAGATTATATAAGGGTCAGCTCTCGCCGGAATCAGAAAAGAAACTCCGCGATGAACTCGCCCAGCTCCGGGCCCAATTCCTGACCGCCGTTCCGCCGGGCCGCGATATGGGAAAAATGTTGGATGGCGTTTCCGGTCAGATGGACCGCACGGCCTATTATTCTCATGATCTTGAGGGCGAGATCGAAAAACTGTCGGATAAGATGGGCGTCAGTATAAACACGATCCGGATAGTCGCCTATGAGATCGCCCGTCTCCAACTGGGATTCGCGGGGATTAAACTTCCGGATCTTAGAATTCCGGAAGAGCCGGTAAAAGAGAGCGTCGGAAAATTCAGCGACGAATGGGCGGGCGCGTTCTCCCATCTCTCCCAGGCTTTCGGCCAGACCTTCCAATCATTCGTCGAAACATGGTCCTGGGATAAACTCATAAACAGCAAGATCAATTTCAAGGCTTTCTTCAAGGACATCTGGGGGAACATCAAGGAAACGTTTTTTACGCTCATCGGCGACCTTGCCGCGAAATGGGTTAAGACATTTTTAGAGGAAACACTATTAAAGAAAACTGCGGAGGCAGCGGCCGGAGCCGCTAAATCCGTCATGGGCAATATCGGCGACGTCGCCGGGGCCGGCGCGAAAGCCCTTACAGGCGTGGCCACAAGCACGATCGACACGATCTCGGGAGTAGTAACGGCGATAACCGGAGTGCTTGAACTTTTCAAAGGTCCGGAGAAACAAACCGACGTCACCTACTGGCTAAAGCTCCTAAAGGACTTGACTCAGGAAATCCACGACTCATGGCTTGAAGTTTATCGGTGGCTCCTAACGGAAGCCTGGCCGAAAATCTATACGATCTCAGACGGCATTGTCGACGGTGTCGGCATATGGCGCGGCATCGAATCCCGGCTGTTTGAAATCCTGGACGCCATAGCGCCGTATAAAGTAATCCTCGAGGACCTAGTGAACAAGGTCCGGGACGTCTCCGGGGCCATAGCGGGCATAGGCGGAGCTCAGGCCGGGGCCGTCCTGACATCGCCCCAGCTCGTCATGACGCATGGCACGCCCTCAGCGCCGGAATATATCATCCCATCGTCCTGGGCAAACGCGGCTCCGGCGCGGAGCGTGGGCGGGGGGCCTCCACTTACGCTCCATTTCCACGGTCCATTCGTTTCAACGTCGGGGGCCATTTCAAGGTCGGATATTCAAAAGTCTGGTGAAGATATGTTTAAAGAAATTGAATTTCAGGCTAATCGCCATTCTAAGAGATTTGCCCATGCCTGACATTAAGCTCGGATTGACAGGCGCGGAAACGACGCTCCCGAAAATCAGGTGGATGGGGAGCGCGCCGAATAACGCGATACCTCAAAATAAACAGCTTCAGCGGGCCGTGATGTCTGACGGCTCAAAACGATTCGGCGAATTTGCGATTAAGAGGGAATGGAGCTTCGTTTGGGTTCCCGTAAGTGCGGCGGATAAGCTCACCTTCGATACGATCCATAATCTTGAGGGCGTACTTCACTTTCAAAATAATTGGGAAAGCGCCGCCTGGCATGATGTCGTCATTGTCTCATTCGCGGCGACTCCCTTGATCGATCTATACGGCGGCGCGGATATCCGTTACATCGTAACGATGAGTCTAGAAGAGGTCTAATTGCAATCACTTGGGACGCTCGTTCTCGCCGATTTAACGACGCCCCTGATATCACCACTCCAAAAGCTGGAGGTTTTTTACGAAAGCCTTTGGCAGGAGCCCCATGAAATCATCGGCGAAACTCAAACCTGCCTTATCAGCGTAAATACAAGTATGGCCGGCGCGGACCCTAAGCTGTCCGTTGTCGCCGGCTCATGGTCCGCTCGAATCCATAATCCGGAAAATATCTTTCATCCCCTCGATCCGACAAGCGCCGGCCGGCCCGATGTCTTTGTCGTTGGCACGCCGGTCCGGATCAGCCAAGGCTTGCGGCGGCGGTCGGCCGCAGTGGATACGCTTCATCGGGCGGTGGCTGCGAACATAGCCACGATCGGGACGAACGGAGCTCATGGCCTCGTGGCCGGGAACATGGTTTTCGTCAACGGCATGGCAGACCCGGCTTATAACGGGCTCCATACGGTCGTCGCCGCTATCGATGGTACGCACTTCACATTCGACCTGACGCACGCGAATGAAGCAGAGACGGTTGACGCCGGCGGGACGACGCAGAAAGTGACGGATCACTACTGGGAAGTCATGCGCGGGCTTATCTCTGAGGCGCGGTATTCGATCGGCGATCAATCGATTGAAATCTCCGGAATGGACTATAGCCAAGTCCTGGCCGACTATAAACTGCGGCCGCTGCTGGATCTTCAATTCGGGGACTATGTCGATTTCGTCCTGGCGGCCGGGGCTGAGCTCGTCACGAATGGCGATTTCGACGTCAATACGAACGGCTGGACGACGGGGAACTGGTGCACGCTCACGAGCGTCGCCGGCGGCGTCGGCGGGGGGAATTGCTGCCAGATCGACTGGCTGGGCGACAACTACGTCCAAGGCCGGCAGCAGATCAACGGACTCACCGTAGGGCAACTCTATACCTTTTCCGGCTACGTGAAATCCGGAACGTCCGGAAATGAATGGTTCCGGCTGAATGTCGGCGTGATCCCCGGCGCTAGTAATTATGCCCGCATAGAGGATCAGACGACTGGGGCCTGGGTTCAATGGTCGATCGACTTTGTCGCCCAGGATACGACTGTCCATGTCTCATTCGAAAAAATGAGCTCAATTCCCGGCAATATGCTGTTTGATAAAATCTCGCTCAAGGCCGGGGTGCAGCGGAGTTATTTTGTCGGAAGCGCGGCTACGGGCGCATGGCTACTGCGGCAAGACCTGGGCGGCGGCGTTTGGGGCGACTTCTATGAGAATGAGGATTGGACCTTCGATAATGCCACGGGGATCCTGACCTTTGCCCCGGATTGGACGCTGCCGGCGGCGGGGACGGCCTTCCGCCTTTACTTCTATGAGGCTTATGCCCCCGAAGAAATCCTGTTCACGCTCTTGTATAATGCCGGGCTTTACGCGAGCTACGCGGCGGCGGAAGCGGACGCCATTTACACGCCAACAGGAATCGTGATCGAGCGGCCCGCGTTCGCCGATGGCACGACGGGGCTTGAGGCGGTCCGGCTGCTGGCGGAGCGGGCGGATTATATTTTCTATTTCCAATACGATGGACGGCCCGTATTCATCCCGAAGCCTGCGATCAAAGCGCCTGGGGCTGAGGACTTGGCGCTACTCAAAAATCAGGTTGCCAAGCCCGAGCACGCGAAAAACGATCTCGAATTTTACAACCGCATAAAGATCACCGGCGAAACTCAATCCCATCCCGTCTCTATCGGGGAAATGGAATCGGCTCCGATCGTCTCCTCAGCGAGTCATGGAAACTCAATCGCTTCCTTCGGGGAAAAGAATCTCGATATCTCAAACACGCTTTGGCAGTCCCAGGCGGACGCGGATGCGAGTGTGCTGGCGAAACTCGCGGACCTGAAAGACCCTAAGGATTATTTGAGGCTGGATCTTGCCTTTTGTCCCATTCCGGTTGAATGGGGCGACACGGTAAAGGTTGAGGTCCGGCTAAGCTCCGGGCTTGACGTGGATACCTATGGGCTTGTCCGGGATATCAAGGTCAGCGATTTCGTGCAGACCGTAACCTTGGAGCTCAATCCCCTGACCGTCATCGCCGGCCCCATCACCCTGGACCTGGATTTGAATCCCGGTACGCGAACAAAGCGGACCGGGCTCTATACGGGGGACATCGGGGGTGTAGAGGGCGGAAGCGGAGAGGCCGGATCGATGATCCGGACTTTTCTTGACCTGACCGATACCCCGGCGACATATGCGGGCCAGGGGGCAAAGCGGCTCCAGGTGAACGTCACCGAATCGGGCATTGAATTTACAAATTACGCTCAGATCATCACCGTCGCTAAAAGCGGCGGGGAATATACGACGGTCCAGGCCGCCATCAATTCCATTTTGGATGCCACGAGCGCAAAGCGCTATTTGGTCCGCGTCATGCCCGGGACCTGGGCGGAACAGATAACTATGAAATCCTGGGTTGACGTGCGCGGGGCCGGGAAGCACGCAACGCGGCTGGATTTCGCAGCGGACGCCGGGACCGTCATCCTGGCCGACTATTGTCAGATCGAGGACGTCATTATCGAGGGCCAGGCGGCGGCTACCAACTGGGCGATCGTCGGAACGAATGTCTCTAACTGGCACATCAGGAATGTTGATATCCTAAATCCTTTGGGTTCCACAAACCGGAGTCAAGGAATCAAGGCTACGGGAAATACCTGGTCGACCGGCTTTATCGAGCACTGCGTCATTAATCTATATACCCAGACCGGCTACGGCCTTTACATAACGGGCAATGCCGCGGCTCCCCAACTTTGCGATCTGACGATTAACGATATCAACCTCGATACTTTCGCGGCCACTTCGGGCGGCGGCGTTTATTTCAGCGCCGTGGACGATGTTCAGATTCGGAACTCATCGCTCCGTACTTCGGCGGCGGGATTCGATATTTCCGTCAACGGGAATTCCGCCATCGATCTACAAAACGTGTTCGCCGAATTCGGAACCTCAAGTATTGAAATAGCGGCGGGCTCAACCGTCCGCGCCGAATACGTGAGCGCGCCATCCGTCTCTAACTCGGGAACGCTTTCGGGCATTATCTCCAATCTGGCCGGCAATATGACGGTTACAGGCTTGACGACAGGATATCTGCCTTATAAAACGGCGACTATTTTTGGCAATAGTCCGCTCATCACAGACGGAACGAGTGTCGGCCTCGGGACGTCCACTTATGATGGGCTCTTTACTGTTCTGAGGACGACATACCCGGTATCAAAATTCATCCGCTCAACCGATGTTCTAAATGATACCCGTTCTGTAATAGCCCTACAACACCGAACTAGCGGAGACATGGCTGATGGCTTTGGTTGCCAGTTTACTTTCGATATACGAGACAATGCCGGCGTAGATAATATGATCGCGGGGATTAGCGCCGTAAGGGACGGCGCGGATAACTCTGGGAAAATCAGTTTTGATGTTTATAAAGCTGGCGTCCAAGCCAAGGGCGTCATGAATATAGATAGTGACGGCGTCGTTCTCGTTGGTGTGAATGCCCAGGTATACAATGAAAAACTGGCCGTCGTTCATACAGACGCTACCCGCGCCGGCATTCACATCAGCGACCAGGCGCCAACGACAAAGACGGAGACGCTCTATAATTCCGGAGGAAACCTCTACTGGCCAGGAAGCTTATATCTGACGCATACCGTGATTTGCTCAGATTTGACGGCCGGAAGAATAGTATTATCTGGCACAGGTGGGATATTACAGGACGTCCCAACCCTGCTTTATGACAGCGTTCTCAATCAGATGATTATCAATGAGAACGCAGTGGCCGGAGCCGCCAGCTTAGCCGGGACAGCATTAAGCATCAGAGGAGTAGATGCCGGACAAGTGAGATTTAATGTGGCCTCTTTCGGAGTGGCGGGAATGGGGGCTTACGCTCAAAGCCATGCAAGGGGGACGGCGGCGATCCCGGCGGCCGTACAATCCGGCGACGTCCTTTTCTCCATCGAGGGCTGGGGCTACGGCGCAACTGGATACTCGGTAGCGCCGCGAGCTTTCATCCGGGCGTATGCGGGGCAAACTTGGACGGATGCAAAGCAAGAAGCATACATGTCTTTCTGGACGACGCCTATTGACATAATCGTTCCGGTCAGACAATGGACGATTTTATCGAATGGAAATTTAGTATCAGGATTGGATGGAACGGCCGCAAAGAATATAACAACAGCCGGAACTATATCCGCTGCCGGCCTCGACCTGACAGGCCTCACCGACCGCTACGTTCCCTACGTCGGCGTGGGGGCGCTGGCGAATAGCGTCATCTATCAAGCCTCCTCGAAAATAGGCATTGGAACCGAAAGCCCAACCTATAAATTTGTCGTCTCTAACGCAGGAAATGCGGGTATGGAAGTTGACCCCGTAACACCGACGATAGCTGGAGGCGTTGACCTCCTTTTTTACGATAGAGCCATAAGTGTCTATAAGGGAGTAACTTTTTGGGCGAGTTCTTTTTATTTTGGGCTAGGCACCGTCCTCATCGGCGCGACAGCGCCGGTGGGGGCGGAGATATGCCGGATCAACGGCGACCTCTATGGTGACGCAAATTGCTCCATGCTTTCCTACACAGATCGTAGTGAGTTTTACAACGGCGACGCCCTTGCGGAACTGCGGGCGATAAAGGGCGTTGGCGGTAAGATAGACCATTCAAGCTTGCCGCTCTTTGTGCAAGCTTCAAAAAAACGAAACATTTATGAGACGCGGCCCGTCACGCGCACGCGGCAGGAAACGCAAAAAGTTATAAAGCAAATTCCCGTCGAATCGGTCGAATTAATCAACGGAAAATATACCAAGATCGTCACGGTCACGCCCAAGGAAGAGGACGAAGGAATATTCGACGAGTTTGATTTATACGATGAGGCGGGGGGAATAATCGTTGACAGAAAGGGGCAACCCGTCAAGCATCGCGTCCCCGTCATGGAAGAGTATCAGGACACGGAGACGGTCAAGACGGGAGAGGAAGATGTCATCGAGCGGAACTTAGGGGCCATGATCTCGATGCTGACGGTCGCCGTCCAGCAATTAGCGGCCAGGATTGAAATACTCGAAAATAAATAAAGGAGGAAGCATGGAAAAAATAACGCTTTCCAAAGTCGAACGGTTCGCGCTCGCGGCGGCGCAAGGGCAACTCGCCCAGGCTCAGGTCGCTTTCAACGAGCTAATCAACGATGTCGTATCGTCTCACGGCATCGATGAAAAGGACGCCGGAAACTGGGCGTTCTCGCGGGATTTCTCAAACCTCATGCGGGTGAAAAAAGTGGTTCCCGATAAACCGGAGCCGGATAAAAAGACGGATGCCCCGGCCGATCCGCCCGTGCCACCCGCAGCCGAAGGCGATACGCCGAAGAAATAAAGATGGATTTTCGGCGCCGCTTCTATTTATTCGCGCTCATCCTGCTTTTCCTTGCCCCGGCGTGTCCTCCGCATCCTCAAGAGAAAGTTTGGGCTGACGTCTGTAACGAGAGCCTTATTCTTTTTACGCCCTATTGTCCCGGTCATCATCTGGCCCAGTATATCAAAGGCCAGGAGCCGAAAGAAAAATGCGGAATCCATGGACCTATTTCAGTTGAGATCTGCAGGGCCAGCGAGCTTCTGGCCGGGGAGTGTTGCCGGGAGCGAGAAATCCGGGAATACACGCCCGGCGATGAACCTACCGAAAAATGCGGAATACACATCAAAGCGGCGATCGAGGTCTGTCGATCAACGGGACTCTTGCCGAACGCAGCTTGTCCGGAGCGAGAGGTCCGGCAGTACTGCCCGGATGAGAAGCCGGCGGCGGTCTGCTCACTGCACCAGCGCAAGCCCATCCCGGACGATCGGGCGCTTATCGTCTATGGCCTCCTGGGGGCTCTGGACGATACCCGATGGATCAACTATGACGGGACGGCCTGGCGGCTCGATCGAGCGGCATTACAGGCCCATTTAACAGCTATCTCTGATGCCGGCGCAAACGCGGTCCGGATCTTCGCCTGGGGCGTCTGGGGTCCGCGGCCATTCGGGAAGGCGAGTCAATTCCAGGCGTTTATCCTGGACGGCGATCGATGGGATGTCAGTCGATTCAACAATTATTATTTCCCGCTTGCACGTCAGGTCATAGAGACGGCGAACGTCTGCGGCCTCTCCGTCCTTTGGGATTGGCTCGATCAATGCGAGATCCAGCCCGGGCCGTGGCGACAATATTCGCCCTGGTGCAATAATGTCCAGGGCGGCCATGACTTCTATGACGCGGCGATCTGGCCCCAGGTTCAAAGGTATATGCTCCGTTGCGTCGACGCGTTCGCCGGGCTCGACGTCAACTGGGGATTCAACGAAACGGCATGGTCACAATTCCGCGATTTCGCCCGGGCTGTGTATTTCCCGGTGATCAAGGCGCGATCGCTCGATTTCAAGCGGCTCCGGAACGGCGCTCAAGCCATGATGCCCGGGTACGCGGGCGGCGCGTACGCGTGGGACATCGACATCCAACATTGGGTAAGATCGGACGCCGAGACGGAGTTCGGCGAGTTCAACGTCCTGAGCTGGATCCGGGAGGTCCATGGAACGCGGGATATAAATCGCCCCGGCTATTTGGATGCCTTTTTAGAAGCCTGGGGCAATCATCCGATCCGGATCCTTTTCTCGGACGATGGCGTTTGGGACGGCGACAGCCTTTGCGATTCCGTCAAGCCCGGCGCGAATCCGATCAGGCTGTTGACCGGCCCGCAAGCGTTGGCCGCGGCGATCGTACTCCAGATCCGGCCCTCCGCGCAGATGTGGCATGCCATCGTAGATCGGGCGCTTGAGTATCAGACAGAGAGCAGCTTCGAGGGCAAGCCGATCCGGCGACTTCTATCGTTCGAGCACTGCCTGAAAAATCCGGACGTGGCTTGCCAGGCGCAGACGTTCCGAGCGATCTCTGAGGCTTATAAGGAGCGGTTCGGTGCCTATCCTGGAAATTGGAGGTAATCTATGCCATCTATAGAAGAAAGAATTAAGTCCTGTATCGAGCGTCATCCGGACTGGCCGAATAGGAAAATCCGGAATTCACTCGGAGTCCGTGACGCAGAGATTGATGCGGCCCGGGGCGGCGGTCCAATGTCAACGGGAGCGGCGGGGCCGTCATCATTGCCGCTCAAAACGCCGGAGCTTGCGCCGGGGCCAATTCCACCCGGCGGAGGCTTTAGCTTGCGGGGCATTCGGCTCCTATCGAAGAAGCCGACTGACTTTATGAAGGCCCGTATCTATAGTTTGCGCCGGGGCATGGGCTACAAAATCGAGGACCTATCGAAACAATGGGGCGTATCGACGGAGACCCTTCGCAAGCACGCCAAGGATCATAAGGCCCTCGTCTACGTCGAGGCAACGCCCGGAGAATATGTCGCCTGTATCGTCCATCCCGAGACGCCCAAAGGAGAATAAGCATGACCGATAAAAAGGTTGTAAATCTCAAGGGCAAGCATGTCACCGCCGATCCGGCGATGGAGAAAGTCCTTTCTGCCCAAGCCCAGGTCCGAGAACTCCAGCGAGTCAATGCCGCGCTTCTTGCCGATAGAAAGGCATTGCTCGACGAATATACGGATGCACGAAACGCCCGGCCCGTCCCGCAGGCGAAGGCGCGTTCTGCCGCGCCCGCAAAGAGCGAGCTCGTTCGCGTATCCGCCGGCGATGTTCACGGCATGATGATGGACCGGGCCGCCGTCGACGCTTTTCTCCGCGATGTCCGGACGCTCAATCCCGATGAGATCGTCTTGGGCGGAGACATCGTCGAATGCGGCGGATGGCTGGCCAAGCATCTTCCGATCGGCTTTATTGCCACGTGCGATTACTCCTATCAGGAGGATATCAATGCCGCCTCCTGGTTCTTGGATGAGCTGCAAAAGGCGGCTCCGCGTGCGGAGTTTCACTACCTCGAAGGCAATCACGAGGACCGCGTCGAGCGATGGTGCGTCGATCAAACAATGGCTCATGGCAGGGATGCTGAATTCTTGCGCTCCGCCTTTTCGCCGATGGCCCTACTGAGGCTGAAAGAGCGCGGCATTCCATACTACCGGCGCACGGAAATTTACGGGACCGGACTCCCCCCGGGCTGGATACAACGCGGCAAAATGTTCTTCACTCATGCCCTGGCCTATTCGAAGAACGCCGCGCATGACGCCGCTATCAAGACAGCCGGCAACGTGACTTTCTTCTGTACCCATCGCGAGGATACGGCCACGGTTGTATTCCCGGGGATCGGCATCGTCAAGGCTTTCAATCCCGGGTGCCTCTCGCAGATGCAACCGATCTGGAAACATTCAGATCCGACGTCATGGTCCCAGGGCTATGCAATAGACTTCATCGCCAAGAGCGGAAACTTCCAGCGGATTCATGTCCCGATCTGGAGAGGCGAATCCCTGGCCGGATCGATGGTTGAAAGGTTCCGCTCATGACCCCAGAAACACGCGATAAGCTCATCAGGATTCAACAGTCCCAGGACTTGGAGTTACTTGCAGCCAAGGGCGCGGACTATACCGGAGACGACGCACTTTCCAATTTACGCGAATATGGAACGCTCGGGATCATGGTCCGGCTATCGGACAAGATGGCCCGGCTCAAGCAGCTCATCGGGACCGGGAAGGAGCCCAGCGTCAAGATCGAAAGTATCATCGACACTGTACGCGATGCCCGGAATTACCTGCACTTGCTCCAAGTGATGCTCGATGAGAAGTGGCCCGGCCAAGGGACGGAAGAAAAATAGGGAGGGGAACTGGCGTTGATCGAGTGCCCGTAGTTTGTCTTATCCATAAATAATTTCCAGCCCTAGCCGCCGCGCCTCTTTTATCTCCGCTCTCGCCCCTTCGCTTTTTTCCCATCCCGGCATAACAAAGAGGGTATCGCAACGGCCAAGGATTTCGAGGTATCCATTAAGGAAATTTTCCTCTGGTATTGCGCCGCCCATCATGGACGAATTTTTATGAGGGCAGATAACAGCTGCGCCATCAGCCCAAAATCTCCTCGCCCACGCTTCGGCGCGTGAGATATTTTCCAATATACCCGCTTCGGTATCGGCGCGGTATGGACCGCAAATAAATATGACGTTCATTTCAAAGCCTCCCAACTGGGACATAAAGGTCTTTGATTTTCGAGATATCGCCTTTATAGGCAACGATGATTTTCTGTTCACGCTTCGGAAACTTCCGCATATTCAAGGTTTTCTTGGCCTGGGCAAGGCGGGTGAATTCACATTCGAGATAGACGATCTTGTCATAAACAGATAATCCACTTTCCTTGAAAAATAATTCCGTCTCAGACTCCGAACAATGATACGCGCCTTTGCTATCCCTGCTATCGCCAGTCATGACAACGAAAAAGCAATTATCTTTCAAGTGATCTATGGCGATTTTGTAACCCGCGAAAAGTGTATCGCGGAATTTCTCATAAGTATTCAGGGAGTTGATTTCGCCGTCCGGCGACTTCCCATCATAGTCAATGTATTTTTCAACCCTATAATACGGTGGGCAAGTAAAAATCAAATCGAACATTCCATCCGGTTCATAAATCGAGCTGTCGCTTTTTATCCATTGAACGCCCGGAAAGTCTCCACATAATTTATTGTTCGCATCGCATTGATTCTGGCGGATTTCGCTTGCCATATATTCGTAGCCATAGGAGCCCGCAACATATCCGAATTGAACGCCTCCGCCGAATGGATTATAAATCCGCTTGCCGCTTTTGGGAACAAAAAAACGAAGGATCACCTCACAGGCCGTTGGATCGAGGACCGAAGCGTTGCCATTGTGGGAATGCCCCGTCACTACATTGGCGAATCCACTTTCACCTTGCCAGCATCCTTCCCGCGTTGCAAATGCCGGATTAGGAATAGAATATTTTATCCCGGCCTCTTCGATTCGAGCGTTCCATTCATCTTTTATTTTCAGCCATTCACCCTTAACGGAATCCCATACGTTTGTCATCGTAATATGGGCCAGGAGTTTCATGCGAACGTCCGAAAGTTTGCCGTGAACCATATAGCAAAAGCCGGACATCGGGAGATACGTTTTGAATCCAAGACTCTCGAAAAGCTCCGGAGTCTCGAATTTACTTTTGGGATCGGTGGTCATAATGGCCGGATAATGCTTTTTGTTTTGCGCGATTACTGCAAGGACCATTTCCCGGTATAGGTCGTCGCTATACCATTCCGGGCGAATGACAGACTGTAGAAGGCAGAATTCCCTGCAAACATCATTATTCTGAAAGGTCATAAATCCGGCGAATTCGTCATTGATTTTTAGAATGATTGCGGAATGTATCTGCATATTCTTTCTTGCGGCCCGGTGCGCAATGCCATCTTCTAGGGCTAATTTCGACACGTCTTTTTCGTATCCCGAGCCGATGACACTTTTTACATAAACAAATTCCTTTTTAGAAACGAATAGCGAGGATTGCTTGGCCTCAATGGTAGAAAAGAGGGGAGTTTGTTCTGCGTTCATTTTCATATTCCTTCCATGTTTGATCTAGGGATGGATCGACCCCGCATTGATCGGGACAATCCCGGCATGTTCCCAAATATGCGGACGGGGAATTTAGCGAAACGTATTTCCCGCCGCCGATTGATTCATTCTTTCTTATTAAAAAAATATCGCCATTCAAGACATGCGGATTTAATTTCCTGGCCCGCAGCGGATTGTCAATAATGGGCGTGAGAGATAAAAGATAATCCTGTTTTTCCTGGCATTCCCGCGCCCATGCGGATGATCCGTATTTGCAGGTGACGATCCGCAAAACGCTTTTCAGGCCCGCCGATTTGAGCCGTGAAAATTGGACGATACGATGCCTCATTTCGTCGTTAGTATCGATGCCGCTAACGGACGTATTCACGACGGCCCGAAGGTGGCGCAACTTTTCAATCATCCAATCTTCCAACATTTCCCAATGCTTAGTGATAATGACGGGAATCTTATGCGTATGCCATAGGGCCCAGCAAATCGCGACGGTATGTTTCCAATCATGGCACGGATCGCCCGCTGTTCCAATTCGATACCAGCCGACCGGATAAGTATTCATTATTTTTATAATCGTTCCCTTGTGTTCGCGGCCCATAAATTGACGGCTTACGCTTTTAGTAAAATCGAATCCATAGGTCCGGGCATTTTTATATGCGTAGCATTCGCCATAGCAACCCCCCCTTGGATACGCTTTCATCCCCATTGTGCAGCCCTTAACCGTATCGATATCCAACACGCCTTTCCTGTTTACGGAAACTGTTATGACGTTGGAATATTGCCGGGGAATAGACGGATATTCCATTAAATTAAATAGGTCAATTTGTTTCAATTTAAAAACCCCGATATTCCATGTTCCATATATAAACTAATAATAATGACTTGTCAAGAAAAAAAATTAAAAAAATATCTTGACAAGTAAAAATAAAAGGATTATATATTAAGCATGAAACGGGAACGAATCACAAAACGAGAGATTGAGGCCGTCCGGCGTATCTATCGCAACGGCGACATCCCGGCCCGAATCCTGGCGGCTGAAATCGGGGTATCGGAGAACATCTTTTATCGCTGGTTAAGCGGTAGCCGAAACCCCGGATATTTGGTCACGGCAAGGATTCGCCAATTCATCAAACGCCATACCATCGAGCGCAAGGCTCGGGAGGTTTCGGAAGTAATGAAGGCGGAGGTCGGGAAATGAGAAATCCGACTTCCGTAGAAACAGAAAAAGGCCGTAAAGAAACTCGTTATACGAGGCAAGGCGCAACGATTCCGGCCAAAAACCCCGAAATCGGGCAACTGGTCAAGTGCCGTCTTCCAGGCTGTGAAATCGAGTTTATCAAAAAGTATTCCTGGCACCTGTATTGCTCCACCAAATGCCGCGTCTATGCGTGGCAGAAATCTCACTTAACCGAAGACGGCCACGCCGATATTCTGCGCCGCATTAGCCGGATTGAATCTCAGCTCGGAATAAAGGAGTCAACATGAAAGAGAAAGAGATTTATCGCGGCCGCGGCTTCAGGAACGCCAACATCATCGTCATTTGTGACGGCGAAAAGCATTGGCAGAAATTGAGTGACGGCTCCCGGCGGTATGACGGCAAGTGCCGGGACGCCAAGAGTTGCCCGAATAAAGAATCATGATCGCCGCCACGCGCTGTGTCTGCTGCGGAAATGTCGTCCTCAAGAAGGACGTCGATCCGATCACGGGCTTCGGGCCATGCTGCCCGACCCGGACTCGGAAGATCCGCGCTGATAAAAAAACGGGAGGAGGTGAGAACGACCAGAAAGACGCGCAAAATCTCGGGTCTCAAGTTCAGGAAGGGGAGGCCGGTCCGGTCTCCCTTAAATTTCCCAAGCAACTAAAGCTCGGTTTTTTGTAAAGGAGGAAACATGAGCAATGGAACATTACCCGCAAAGACGGGCGGCGTAGGCGAGGACCTCTGCCTTCAAACGGGCGGAGTGTTCGAAAACGTGGACCGGCTCGCACAAGCCATCAAGGTCCTGGGCGAGAAATTCAATCTCGTCATGCCCGGCGGCGCCGTCGGGACCAAATTGCCCCCCTGCTATGCCGTCGGAGTCTCATTCGTCTTTGTCGATGTCAAACACGAAACCTACCAAATTGCCGGACGGCCAGAGCTCGGGATGGGCAAGGCAAGCCTCGAGCGTATCGCGGCCGCGGCAGGCATCCGCTGGAATCCGTCTCTCTGCGGCCGCGTGGATGACGGGTCCAGCTCAAACTTTGTCGAGTACCAAGTTGCCGGTTCGGTGCTGCAGCTTGACGGCACGGAACGCATGCTCTCCGCGACCAAGAGGATTGATCTTCGCGCCGAGGAGAAGTCCGATCCGTCGACGTGGGGTGCCGACGCTCGGGAGATCGCGTGGCAAGCCGAAAATGCGAGTCCTCGCCGTGAGCCTTGGCCGCAGATCCTCCAAATGCGCCAACATATTCTCAGCCTGGCCGAGACCAAGGCCAAGAATCGGGCGATTCGCAGCCTCGGGATCCGAGCCTCATACTCGGAGGCGGAGCTCGCTAAGGGCTTCGCGATCGCGAAGCTCCAATTCACCGGCGACTCCGACGATCCGGAAACCAAGCACGAATTATCGATTATGATCGGCCGCCGGGCGCTGGAATCGGGCTCCATGCTTTATGGCCAGGTTCCGCAGTTGCCTCAGCGGGCCGTTCCGCGGATCATCACGGCCAAGGCCTGCGCCAAAGACGACGAGCCCGAGGAGGAAGAAGCTCCGGATCCGGCCGGATCTTCGTCCGCGGCGGCGGCGCCCGCGGAAAATCCCCAGGCCCAGGCGCCCGTCCCCCCGAAGGAGAATCCCGAGCTCATCTGCGGTAACAGGGATGGGGAGGGGAACTGGCCCAGGAAGCCGTGCTCGGAATTCACGGTCACGGACCTCAAGGCCAAGATCGCCTCGTATGAGAAAAAGCGCCCGGAATGGAAGCCGAAATGGGCGGCCAAGAATGAGGCCGAGCTCGCGGCCATGAAAGCCTGGCTCGCGTTCAGGGAGCTCGATCCGCGGCAGGGCACGCTCGACATGAATAAGCCCGCCGCGGCCGACAAGGTCCCGTACTGAGGCCCGCCATGAAACGCCTGCGCGTTTTGCATCTGGCGGACACCCACTTATACCTGTCCGGGCCTCGGGCCGAAGAGTGTAGGAGGGTTATCGACTGGATAGCCCTCCATGCCGCTGAGACGCATCCGGACGCGATCGTCATCGCAGGCGACGCC